CGCCGCCGCCGCCGGAGGCTTCCCCGGTGGTACTGCCGTCGCAGATCATCAGCCCGAACACGGACGTGCTTCGGCCGAGCGTAAATCAGTTCGTCATCACTATCGCCGATCCGGCGGACCCTGATACCGTGATCTTGTACGGCCCCTGCATCTGCGGCCGTGCAACGCACCGGTCGGAGAACGCCAGAGTTCCGGGTCAGACGATTTCGCTGGATACACCGCTCCGCGAACTCGTCGCCCACCACCTGGACCACCTGGACCGCGCCCACAATCTGCGGCCGGTCATGAAGTGTGGTGCGACGGTGGACGGGAATCCGAATCTGCGGTGCGTTCTCAACGAACACACCACCGGAATCAACCACCGCTTCGAGTGGGCTGAGAGCCGGTCATGAACTAACGGAGGCAGGCATGTCGCGAGCCGCCGGAGTCCCCTCGGTCGGTCTCACCGGGTCTATGGGGAAGCCCGCCGCTTTGAAGTTGGCGACCGGCCGTGGCAACGGCCTGGACGCCGGGGGTCACCCGATCAACACGGCCGAGCATTTCGACCGCGCCATGCCCGTCAAGCCGGATCGCATGCCGCCGCGCGCGAGCGCAGCCTGGGACCACCTGGCCCCGTCGCTGCACCGCGCGGGGCTGCTCAAGTCCGAGGACGTGTACGGCCTGACGTGCCTGTGCATGGCCTGGCAGGACTTCTGGGACGCCATGGCTCCGTCGCAGCGCTTCGCCGCCGCCCGCGAGATCCGATCGTGGGTTGCTCACTTCGGCCTTTCCCCGGCCACCGAGCAGAAGCTCATCTCCCGCGCGGAGGAGGCGGACGACCCGTTCGACAACTCCAAGCCGGGCCCGAAGCGTTCTGTGTCGTAGTTCGCCGAGACGATGCCACTGTCCCCTGAGGTTCAGTGGTACCTGGAGAGCCGCGGCATTCCCCTGCCGACGGAATACCAGGAACCCCTGATCCAGACGCCCGAGCCACGGGACGTCGAGGGAGCGTACTTCTCCGCTGAGCGCGTGGACCATCTGCTGAGGGTGTTCCACGCGCTTCAGCACACCCAGGGAGAACTCGCCGGAAAGCCCCTCGATCCCGACGTGTGGCAGATCGCCTACATCTTGGCCCCTGTCTTCGGATGGGTCCGCATGGAAGGCGACAACGAAGTCCGTATCATCCGCGAGGTATGGATCGAAGTCTCTCGCAAGAACGGGAAGACAACTCTGTCAGGCGGTCTCGCTGTTTACCTGACAACGGCGGACAACGAGCCGGGCGCACAGGTCGTCGCTGCGGCGACAACTCGGGATCAGGCCGGATACTGCTTCCGGCCGATCCTCTCCCTGGTGGAGAACTCGAACCTGCTGCGCAAGCACATGAAGCCGTACCGCGCCAGCAACAAGATCGTGCACGAGAAGTCGAACTCGTACTTCCAGTCGATCTCGTCCGTTGCCGAGGCTGCGCACGGCGCCAACATTCACGGGGCCGTCGTGGACGAGGTGCATCTGCACCGCAACGGCGAACTCATCGAGGCCATCGAGACCGGCACCGGCTCCCGACGCCAACCGCTGATCGTCTACATCACCACCGCGGACGAGGGTCGGCCGAACTCGATCTACTCGAAGAAGCGGCAGATGATCGAGTCGCTGGCCAATGGCACCCTGCGCAACGAGTCGATCTACGGCGTCATCTGGGCCGCCGCGCACAGCGAGTCGGAGCTGAACGACCCGTTCTCCATGGAGGCGCAGCGCCGGGCCAACCCGGGGTACGGCGTCTCGCCGACGGCCGGTTTCCTGAAGCGCGCCGCGGAGAAGGCCAAGGAATCCCCGGCTGACTACGCCTCATACCTGCGCCTGCACCTGGGGATTCGCACTCGGCAGGTCACGCGGTTCCTCCCGCTGACGGACTGGGACGAGAGCGCCGGTCAGGTCGTGGAGAACGACCTGAAGGGACGGCCGTGCTATGGCGGCCTGGACCTGGCGTCGGTCAGCGACATCGCCGCCCTGTGCTGGACCTTCCCGAGCGAGGATTTCAAGACGTACTCTTCGATCTGGCGGTTCTGGTTGCCGGAGGGTCAGCTGCGGAACCTGAACCGCCGGACGGCGAACGAGGCGGACGACTGGGTTCGCAGCGGCCTGCTCACGCTGACACCAGGGGACGTCATCGACAATCAGGCCATCTTTGATCAGATCGATCAGGATGCCCAGAAGTTCAGGGTCATATCCCTCGGATACGACCGCTGGGGAAGTACATGGATCATCCCCAAGCTGGAAGACGAAGGGCTGAATTGTATAGCCCTGGGTCAGGGATATTCCACGATGTCCGGACCGCTCAAGGAAATGCTGCGATTGGTCCGCCAGCATCGTTATAGTCACGGCGGAAATGCCCTGATGCGATGGATGGTAGACAACCTGGCAGTCGATATCGATGCGGCCGGGAATATCAAGCCGAACAAGGCTAACTCGGCCGACAAGATTGACGGAATTAGTGCCGCCGCCATGGCACTTCGAGAGGCAACTCTTGCCGCAGAGGGTGGCGAATCCATGGTTGTCTGGTAACATCCGCAAAAGGGGTGATAACGCGTGGGCATTCGCGAAGGTCTCCGCAATCTGTTTGGCCGGACGGCCGAGGTTGAGGACCGCGTTTCCCTCATGCCCTCCGTCGAATCACGCTCCATCTCTTTCCAGGATCTCTGGGGTGAGGGATGGAACTTCAACCAGGTTGTCGGATACAACATCGACCAGGCAACTCGCCTGGTCCCGGTGCTGGCCGCCACATCCCTCCTTGCCGACCTGGTGTCGGGCCTGGAAATCTGGGCCTATCGAAAGAAGGATGACCAGAAGGTTCCGCTGAATCCCCAGCCTCCTCTCCTGGATCAGCCCACGGCTTTCGGTGATATGGCGCAGTGGCTTCACCGCTATGTTGTGTCGATGTCTTTGCGTGGAAATGCGTACGGTCTGATCACCTCGACGGATCGTTTCGGATATCCCACGTCCATTGAATGGCTGCACCCCGACTGGGTTTCCGTTGCGAACAATTACGCGGTCGAGAATCCCCAGTTCTTCTGGGCCGGTCGCCCGATCGACCGTTCGCTCTTCGTGCACATCCCGATGTATACGGTTCCCGGTCGGATTCTCGGACTTTCGCCGATCATGGCGTATCGCGACGCCATTGAGACCGGCATCATGGCGCAGCGGTACGGTTTGGACTGGTTCCGGCACGGAAACATCCCGGCGGGCATCATCAAGTCCGGTACGCGTATTCGCGACGAGGAGCACGCCGAAGGCATTCGGAAGCGGTTCGAGTCGCGCGCGTCCCGCCGGTCGATCGCCGTCATGGACCCGGATTCGGAATTCCAGCAGATCTCGGTGGCTCCGGAGGAGTCGCAGTTCATCGAAACCATGCGGATGACTGCGTCCCAGATCGCTGCGGTGTATCACTTGCCGCCGGAGATGGTGGGCGGTGAGTCCAGCACCTCGTCGATGACGTACGCCAACATTGAATCACGGCGTTCGGACATCGCCACGTTCGCGATGCGCCCGTACACCACGAAGCTGGAGGGCGCTCTCAAGCGCATCACTCCGCGCGGGCAGATCTACCGATTCCGCTACGACGATTTCGAGCGTCCCGAGATGCTGACGCGGTACAGCGCTTACCACCTGGCGATCCAGGACCGGTGGATGACGTCCACGGAGGTCCGGGCCAAGGAGGAGATGGCTCCGCTGACGAGCAAGCAGCAGGACGAGATCGTCGAGGCACTGGGTGAGCCCGGCAAGGGCAATGCCGTGACTGCTGGTAGCGGTAAGAGCCAGGGCGACAATATGCTTCCCGAAGGGAATACGCACGGGAGCGTCGCGTCGGACCTGGCTGCTGGTTCTGTTACTCCACTTGTCCCTCGGTCCGGCAAGCACCCGGCGTAAGGAGACGCGTTCATGGCCGACAAGGAGCCCTACGGCGACGTCGAGTACGCCGACCCGGGCTACCAGAGCGACAAGCAGAAGCGGTACCCCATCAACAGTCACGACCATGTGAAAGCGGCATGGTCGTACATAAATAAGGGCGACAACGCTTCAAAGTACTCGTCCGAGCAACTCGCGCACATCAAGGGCCGCATCAAGGCCGCAGCGAAGAAGTTCGGCATCGACATCTCCGATGATTCGCAGAAGAAGGAAGGACGGTCGGACATGACGCCGGAGCGCCGTTACACGACCGGCCTGGTCGAGCTTCGCGCCGCGGTGGGCGAGAACGGGATCGCGCCGATTGGCGGGTATGCCGCCAAGTTCAACAAGCTGTCCCGGAACCTGGGCGGCTTCGTCGAGGAGCTGACCCCGGGTACGTTCAACCGCGCCGCGGCCGACAACTGGCCGGGCGTGGTCTGCCGCTACAACCACTCCGACGACAACCTGCTCGGCACCATCCACGCGGGCACCCTCCGCCTGTCCATCGACGGCATCGGTCTGCGCTACGACGTCGACCCGCCGTCCTCCCGGCAGGACGTCGTCGAACTGGTCCAGCGCCGGGACGTGCAGTTCTCCTCGTTCGCCTTCCGGTCGGTGCAGGACGACTGGACCCAGACGGACCAGGGCTACCCCAAGCGCATGCTGCTCTCCCTGGAGCTGATCGACGTCGCGCCGGTCATCACCCCGGCCTACCCCGACACCACCGCGGGCCTGCGTTCGCTGGCCCGGAAGTTCGACGCGGAGCTGGACGAGGTCCGCGCCATGGCCGAGCGCAACGAGCTGCGGTCGTTCTTCCAGCGCACCGACTCCGTCGACCCGGCCGCCAAGGAAATCCTCGCCCGCAAGGCGGAGGAGACCAAGCGGAATGCCCCGGAAACTCGCGAGGAGAACAAGTCGACTTTCGGTCCGGCCGCTCGTATGCTTCTCCTGGGCCGGGCCAAGGACCCCTTCGACGTCTGATCGCGAAACTCCCCCGGAAACACGTGATGACAGAAAAGGCGGATTTCCATGGCTGCGACTGAGTTCCTTCAGCGTGATGTGCGGGTCGCGACGACCAAGGACGAGATCGACGTCGTCGGTGACCTGTACCAGTACTCCAACACCATTACCGCCACCGGCAACTCCACCGGTGTGCACCAGGGACGCCGGGGCACCGGCCGTTTCTCCCTGGTGGTGGCTTCCATCGGCGGTACGTCGCCGTCGTACACCGTGACGGTGCAGACCAGCCACGACAATGCCACCTGGAACACGGCGGCTTCGTTCACGGCGGTCACCGCGAACGGCACGTCCTACACCGCCGCGGCCTCGGCGATCGACGAGTACATTCGTTTCTCCTGGACCGTGTCCGGCACCACCCCCACTGCTGTGCTGACCATCTCGGCCTTCATGGTCTGAGGAATGTGCCGGAATCGCATCCGGCACATTCACCATCCAGGGTTTTCCTGACAGGAATCGCATCCATCGGGAAATCTCTGCCGATGCGGTAGCGCATCACGAATTTGCGGACAGGCATCGCATCCATCCGCGCCGAAATGCACGTAATTTTCGACGAAGGGATGAGTCATGTCCGAACTCGTGAAGCGCCTCCGTGACCGCCGCCTGAACGTCTGGAACGAGGCTCGGGAGCTGGCCGACAAGGCCGCCGAGGAGAACCGCGCCTTTTCCGGTGAGGAGGAGGCGAAGTGGCAGACCCTGAACGGCGAGCTGGACCAGCTCGACAAGCGGATCGGCTCCATCCTGGAGGGCGAGAAGCGGGCCGCTGACACCGAGGAGACCTTCCGGAAGCTCTACGGCCAGCCCGTCGACCCGAACCAGCGGCAGAGCGCCAACGGCCCGGTCGGCGGCGCCACCGGCCGGGAGCCCGGCTCCGGTGACCCGGCGTCGCAGCAGCGGAACACCGAACTGCGGTCGTTCCTGCGCGGCAAGGGCGAGCCGACCTTCCAGGTCATGCCGCGGGACGGTTTCGACTTCCGGACCGCCACCTACCTCCAGCAGACCGACCAGGTCCGTTCGCTGTCGGTGGGCACCACGACCGCCGGTGGCTACACCGTGCCGATCGACTTCTACGACCGGCTGGTGGAGCACCTGATCCAGGTGTCCGCTGTACTCCAGGCGAAGCCGACCGTCATCAACACCGCTGGCGGCGAGCAGATCCAGGTCCCGAAGACCACCAGCCACGGCGCGGGCTCCCTCATTGCCGAGGGCGCGTCCATCACCGCCGGTTCCACCGACCCGGCCTTCGGCCAGGTGGCGCTGCACGCGTACAAGTACGGCGCCATGGTGCAGATCTCCCGCGAGCTGCTGGAGGACACCGCGGTCGACCTGGAGGGCTACATCGCCCGGTCCGCGGGCCGCAACCTGGGCAACGCGATCGGCGCGCACTTCGTCTCCGGCACCGGCACCGGCCAGCCGAACGGCATCCTCACCGCGGCCACCGCGGGCGTCACCGACACCGTCGCGGGCGGCGCCTCGCTGTCCAGCTCGGACGTCGTGTTCGACCTGTTCCACTCGGTCATCCCGCCCTACCGCAACAGCCCTTCCTGCTACTGGATGATGAACGACCAGACCCTGGCCGCCGTCCGGAAGCTGAAGGACTCCCAGGGCCGGTACCTGTGGGAGCCGTCGATGCAGCTCGGCACCGCGGACTCGCTGCTCGCCAAGCCGCTGGTCATCGACTACAACATGCCGTCCCTCGGTTCGGCGACGACCCCGATCGCCTTCGGCGACTTCTCGACCTACTTCGTCCGGTTCGCGGGCGGCATCCGCCTGGAGCGGTCGGTCGAGTACGCGTTCGACACCGACCTGGTCTCGTTCCGCGCGGTTCTGCGTGGCGACGGCAACCTGGTCGACCTCACCGGCTCGATCAAGTTCCTGAAGACCTCCGCCTGATCCCTGATGCTGCCCGGCGCGGTGCTACCACCCGACACCGCGCCGGGCTCTCCGCTATCGAGAGGAGATGCTCATGCAGATCCGCCTCACGGTGGACATCAGCGGCACGCACAACGGCCAGCCCTGGCCGCGCCGAGGCACCGTGCTGGACCTCCCCGACGACGAGGCGTGGCCGCTGCTGCACGCCCAGGTCGCCGAGCGGGTGCGCACGGAGCCGCCGCGCGCGCCGGTCGCGGTGCAGACCGGTTCCCGGCCGCAGGCGCAGATGACCACCACGGCGCCCGCGTCCACGGCGCCCGCGAAGAAGGACGACGCGCAGCAGTCCGCGTCTGGACAGTCCGGGCCGCAGCAGTCGGGGGCGAGCACGTCGGAGCCGAAGAAGGCTGCGCCGTCCTCGCCGAAGACTGACGCGGCGTCAACTGCTGAGAAGAAGGAGGGCTGATGAGCGCCTCCGACTTCTTCGGATATCAGCCGCGCATCCGTTCCATCGCACTGTTCGGCAACACTCCCGTGACGAGCGGCACGCCGGAGAACTCCGTCGATGTGGACATTACGGCGTACGCGTTCTTCTACGTCTACATCGGCTCTTCGGGCTCGCTGGTCACCCTCACGGTGAACGGCTCGTACGACAACGGCGCGACGTGGCTGACAGGAACTGCGAACGGCGTCCCGGCGGCCTTCGCCGCTGGCGCGACGGGCCCGCAGGCGGTGTATCCCACAGCTCCAGCGGTCAACTCCTGCCCGCTGATCCGCGTGGTGGCGACCTGCTCGTCCGGCACGCAGAACGTCACCGCGACCCTGTTCGGCATCGCCACCTGACGCTACGTCCGACGGAGGGACTGAGATGACGCAGGCTTCGTTTGCGACGCCGAGCGATCTTGCGTCGTTCCTTCAGATTCCGGCCATAAACCCGGACACGGCGCAGCTTCTGCTCGACATGGCCTCCGATGCGATCCGGGAAGAGGTCGGCCAGGACATCGTGCAGTACTCCAGCACGGAAACCTATGACGGGCCGTCATATCCGGGCTGGAATGCCTTCGCCGATGCATGGCAGTTCGTCCAGGCTCCGAATACCAGCGTCCTGTTCCTGCGCCAGACGCCGGTGACGTCGATCGCCTCCCTGACCGAGAACGGCGTCGCCCTGGTCCAGGGGACGGACTACGCCGCTTCGGCCAACGGGGCGGTGACCCGGATGAACGCCGGTTGGTATCCGGGCCCCAACGCCGTGGTGGTCACCTACACCCACGGCTGGGGCCCGGACTCCAATCAGCTGGCCGCCTGCAAGCGGGTGTGCGTCCAGGCCGCGGCGCGGGCGTTCGTCAACCCGCAGCAGGCCGAATCGCTCCAGCTGGGCGCCATGAAGGTGACGTACCCCCACACCCTGCGCGCCGAGCCGAACTTCGGCCGCACCGGCCGCATCGAGCTGACGGACTCCGAGATGCGTTCGCTCGACTGCTGCCGGTGGGGTGTCGTGAGGTAAGGGGGAGCGATGGCCGTCGCCTACGTCAACGAGACCACCTCGACCACGCTCGGTACGGGCAACACCCAGGGCACGATCAACGTCCCGTCCGGCGCCAGCAACGGTAACCTGCTGGTGTGCGCGGTGCAGACCGGCTCGGCGTCCAGTGCGTTCACGCTGTCCGGCTGGACGACGATGATCGCCTCCTGGACAGACTCCAACGACTCCGCCGGGGCGTGCTTCTACCGCATCGCGAGTTCGGAGCCCGCGAGCTACACCGTCACCTGGACCACCGCGGCATCCGACCTCATCCTGACGATGAAGAACTTCTCCGGAGTCAACACCAGTACGCCGATCCGCAGTTCGCGGATCGACCACGCGGGTGCCACCGGGGCCAGTTACACCACGACCGCGCTCACTGGTACGCAGTCCACCGATATGACGGTGCAGATCGCGCAGATGGGCGACGACAACGGCGTGACGACGTACACCGTCACCAAGCCAGGTTCTCCCTGGACCAGTATCGACGGCTTCCTGGAGACCGCGAAATATACCGGCTCTGTCTACGCGACCGGCTCGCAGTCCGGCGCGACATGGACGTCCAGCTCCTCGTTCGCGTACTGGAACGTCACCACATTCGCCATCGAGGCCGGTACGACGGGCTCCAACGTCTTGGTCTCCAACGAACCCACCTACATTCCGACGGTCCGCTCGTCGTTCTTTTAGGAGCGCATATGACTATGTACGTGGCGTACAACTGTGCGCTTGACGCAACGACTGGCGTTCTCGCCGGAACGAGTTACGCCTCCGGGGCCAAGGTGGCCATTCAGTTGGCCACGCCCGCTACGGTGCGGTTGCGCATCATCGAGTGGGACGTGTCCTTCTCGGGGTCGGCCGCCGGAACCCCCGCCTTCTGCACGCTGGCCCAGGCAGGCGCCGCGTCCACCTGCTCGTCGGCGCATTCCACCTCGACCATCCTGCCGATCGGCGAGGACCAGTCGAAGACCTCCAGCCTCACCATGGGCACTACGTCCTCCGGGTACGGAAACGGCGCCATTACGACGAACACCACCTCGCGCGAGTACGACGCGCAGCAGATCGGGCAGACCACCCAGTTCTTCAAGCAGTGGCCGCTCGGCCGCGAGCCGGTGCTCCCCGCCTCCTCTTTCCTTCAGCTGCGCATCAACACCGCTGCGACCCTCACGGCGGTCGCCGCGATCTACTTCGAGGAGTGCTAGCCGATGGCGCGGCTCGGACGTAGCCGTCCGGCCGCGGCCTATCTCTTCGTTGCGACGGGGCCGCTGCCGGGAGCGCCGGTATCGCTGACCGGCGTCACCGCGAACGTCGCCGTCGCGGAACCGAGCGACGGGCTGGTCACCGTTTCCGTGGTGGGCGTCACCGCGACGGCCACGGTGGCCGCGCCCGCCGGTTCGGTGCCCCTGGCCCTCGCCGGGGCGGTGGCGGGCGTCACCGTGGCGGCGCCCGCGGGTTCCGTGACGGTCTCTATGGTGGGCAGCACGCCGAACGTCGCGGTGGCCGGTCCGGCGGGCGTCGTCGGCGGCGGCACGATCGTCTCCGGCGTGGTGTCGAACGTCGCGGTGGCCGCTCCGGCGGGCTCCTCGACGGTCACCGTCAACGGCGTCGTGGCGAACGTGACCGCGGCGTCGTCGGGCTCGGTTCCGCTGAGCGTCGGCGGTGTGGCGGCCGGGGTCGCGGTGGCCGCCCCGGCGGGCACGACGGCGATCTACGGCGTGCTGGGCGTCACCGCCACGATCACCACGGCCGCGCCGCCGGGCACGTTGTTCTTCGAGACGCCGCCGGGCGCGGGTCGGCCGAGCAAGAACCCCGCGGCGGTGCCCGCGCAGGCCATCACCGGCTACGCCATGCCGGGCATGCCGTTCGTCCAGTCCGCGCAGAGCGCCACGTATCTGTCCCTGGTGGAGGCAAACCGCACCGGTCCGGACATCTCGTTGTCGACGGCGACCTGGGGCGATGTCATTTCCGGGAATACGTTCAACAACGACGGCAATGTGGTTCTGATCGTCCATAATCAGAGCACCTCGACCGCCGTGCAGACACTGGAGATCGTTGTCATCATCGACAATGAGCCGGTGACGGCCAAGACGGTCAGCATTCCCGGTCAGGCCGTGATTGCCGTGGGTCCTTTCCCGGTCGTGGATTACGGGACTTCCCCGCTGATCCTCACCAACAGCTCCACTCTCGCCTATATCGCCATGCGCGTCGGTCCGTACGTCTGATCGGCCAGAAAGGATACGTAGATGGCCGTCACTTCTCACGTGTTCCCGTCGTTCCAGCTCGCCATGGCGAGCAAGCTGGTCAACGTCACCTCCGATACCCTGAAGTGCCAGCTGATCGGCGCCGGTAACCACCTCGGAACCTCGCTGAACGCCACCTCGGAGGGCTTCACCACGCTGGCCAGCGCGATGGCCGGTGACGGCGGCGGCGCACTGACCGAGGTGTCCGGCACCGGATACACCACCGGCGGCGCCACGCTCTCCAGCGTCACCTGCACGGACTCCGGCTTGGTCACCACGATCAGCTGCGCCAACATCACCTGGACCGCGGCCTCGTTCACCGCCTACCAGGCGATCTTCTACGACTCGTCGGTCACTACCCCGGCGAACCAGGTCATCTGCTACTGGGACTTCGGCGGCGCGCAGACGGTGACGAGCCAGAACTTCACGCTGACCATCTCCGGCTCCGGCCTGGTCACCTTGACCACGAGCTGACGCCCGTTCAACTACCGGAAAGGAATCGGCATGGCGCTGACGATGGTCACTGTCACGGGCACGCTCATGCATCCGGACAACGCCACGCCGATGTCCGGAAGTCTCATCTTCACCCCGAGCGCCGGTCCGGTGTACTCCGGGGCGAACAGCCGGGTGGTCGGCGGCCCCATGAAGGTCACATTGAGCGCACAGGGAACCTTCTCCATTCAGCTCGTTGCGACGGACCAGGCGAATATCACACCAGCGGCGAACACCTGGGACTGGAAGGTCAGCTTCGAGATCTACGACGCTGCTCTTCCGTCATTCCACTTCGCACTTCCCAGCTCCCCGTCCACGGTGGACATCTCGGCACTGACCCAGCTGGCATCGTAGGAGAAATGGGAATTTCGGCATCCCAGTAAAGCTCGGCAGTATATACCGATAAACTCGTCCGGATGCTAAAGTCGGGCGTGAAAGGACGTGCCACGTGACCGAGATGATTCCCTCCGGGCAGGAGGTCGGCGCCCCGGCCATCGTGACCGAGGAGCCGCAGGGGGAGCCCGGGGCGCCGCAGGGCCCCGAGGAGATCGAGGAGCAGTCCCAGGGCGGGCAGGAGTAATCCATGGCAAATGCCTTGTTCGACGCTGGCCGTGACGGTTTTTTGTCCGGTCAGATCGTCTGGACTTCCACGCCGACTCTGCGCGCCGCGCTGGTTTCCGGATATACGTTCAGCTCTTCCCACACCTACATTTCCGACATCACCGGAAATGGTGGAACGCTGGTATCCACATCCGGCGCCCTGACCACAGTGACGCATTCCGCCGGTGTCGCCAGCGCCGACAATGTGACCTTCACGTCGGTTACCACGGGATACACGATCACCTCGATCATCGTCTACATGTCCTCGGCGGTGACCGGCGGTGCCGACCTGGCTACTTCGGCGCAGCGGCTGATCGCCTACTACGACACCGGCACCGGCCTTCCGGTGGCGACCAACGGCGGCAATATCACCGTCAACTGGTCCACCACTGCCGGTGTCCTGATGTTCAAGCTCTGATATTCCGGTCCTGACGGGAGGAGGTGCGCAGTGTCCATTTCTACGCAATATCCGATGACACCCTTCGGTATCTTCCCGCAGCAGGTGACCATCCTGCGCGCCAGCCTTATCCCGGATCCCAATTACGGGAGCCCGATTCGGGACTGGAGCCATGCGGCGCAGACTGTCGTCAATTCCCTGGTGTATCCGGAGAGCGCTACTGAGAATCTCCGGGACCAGGAACTTATGACGTCGTACTGGATCGCCTTCTTCCCCAGCACGGTCGACCTGCGGGGCACGGACCGCGTCATCATCTCCGGGGAGATCTCCGGTGATGACCCGGTCACCACGAAGGTGGACGGCGTCCCCTTCGCATGGCGGGACAATCTCGGCCGACTCGTCTACATCCGAGCACGGCTCGAACTCATCGAGGGCGGCTGATATGGCCGGTAGGTTCTCCAGCTCCCCGTACGGCACGCAGCAATCCATCTCCCTGGACCCGGTCGCGATCGAGAAGCTGGCGAGCACCAGGGAATGGACGGACTGGGTGCTCGGCCAGGCGGAAAAGGTTGCGCAGCTGTGCCGCGTGGACTACTACCCGGTCGGCGACACGCCGTACAACCGAGGCCAGCAGCCTCGCGGTCTGTACCGTGAGTCGTACGAGGCGTCGACCGAGATCTACAAGGGCAAGGTCAACGGCGTCGTCAGCAATGACGAGCGTGAGGCGATCTGGATCGAGCAGGGATTCCACCCCGGCGGAAGCTCGACGTTCGTCCCCGGCCGCCACGTCATGGACCGGGCGCTGATGACGGTGATGCGCGGCACCACCGCATCCCTTCAGACTGCCGCGAGCGGCAGCGTCTCCGGCCGCGTTCTCCAGGCGCAGCGGAAGCTGGAGCAGGTGGCGAAGCGCATCTCCGCTCGGCGTCGGAGGCGGGGATAGATGGGCGCGAGTTACACAAGCCCGTTCGTCGTCATGCCGGACGCGGAAATGAACATCGCGAATCTGCTGGCGAACAATGCCGATGTGCTCGCAGTGGGAACGTCGCTGAATCCGCAGCTGCCGGTGAACATCTCCACGTCGATGATCGGCTACGACAACAGCAAGGTCTGGGTACACGTCATCCGATCCGGCGGAATTCCGGAGATGTATACCGCTGACCATCCGATCCTGCATTTCGCCGTCTTCGCTCCACAGAAACAGACGGCTCAGCTTCTGGCCCAAACGGTTCGTGCCGCTATCCTGGCCTCGCAGCCGTGCACCATAATCAGCCCTAATGGTCTCGGCATGCGAATCAACCAGGCCACCGACCACGCCGGGCTTGCATACGTCGTGGACCAGGCCGGGCTCGGGTTCTACACCTTCGCCCTAGAGCTGACCACGATGCCAATCCCCCTGAATGCCCCGCAGGTCACCTGATGGGCGCGGCAACTCTCGCTGAGGAGTGATCTCCTGTGGCCTTCGACAACACTCAGATCATCATCGCGCCGCTGGGCCACGTCTACGTGGCCCCGCTGACGACCACTCTGCCGACCGACGTCGTTTCGGCGTGGCCTTCCGGCTGGACCGAGCTGGGGTACACCGACGAGAAGGGTGTCACTCTCACTCCGACGGTGAATGTGACTCAGCTGATGGCGTGGCAGACCGGCGCCCCCGTGAAGACCGTGGTGACCGGCGCGGCCCTGGAGATCGCTTTCGGTCTCCAGCAGTTCAACATCGACACCACGAGCCTGTTCTTCTTCGGTGCCACCTGGACCCTCTCCAGTGGCTCCAGCTACAAGCTCACCATCCCCTCGTCCCCGACCCTGGACGAGCGCATGCTCGGCATCGAGTGGGGCGACGGTACGCACACCAACCGCCTCGTCGTCGGCCGCGGCTCGGTCACCAAGCACGAGAACATCACCATCGACCGCAAGGCCCAGACCATCCTCGGTATCACCTTCACCGCCGAGGACAACAACGGATCGCTGGCGACGCTGTTCAGCAACGCTTCCACGCTGTAACAACCAACCTCAGGCAAACCGGAGTTCATCAAATGACGAACGAGCCCACCGACAAGACGATCGACACCGAGGCCGCCTTGGCTTCCCTCAAGAAGCAGAAGGATGAGGCGGTCGCGGAAGCCAGCGAGGCTCCGCGCGGAAAGATCGTCACATATGACGGCGAGACGTACGAGATCCCCCCGCAGTCCGAGTGGGACCTCGAAGTCCTGGAGCTTTTCGAGCGCGGGCAGACGCTCACGCCTACCCGCACGCTGGTCGGCGAGGAGCAGTGGGCCAAGTTCAAGAGCAAGCCGCGGAAGGTGAAGGATCTGATCGACTTCACCACTGCGATCTCGGGGCCCGGTGAGCAGCTGGGGGAATGATCGCCATCCTCCCGCTCCTCCGAGAATTCCCGGAGGAGCTGGAGGCGGACTTCTGGCACTTCTACAACCTCGACATCCGGGGGCTGTGGACGGGGAAGTTGACGCCCCGTCAGGTTCGTGTGCTCATCAAGAACTTGAGTACATACGGCTCGGAATCGGCCACGGTTCGGAAGAAAGCCGGTCCGACAGCGACCTGGAGCCAGACCGAGCACCTGCTGGCCGCCCTTATTGATTCGATGAACTCGCTGATCTACCTGTACCAGAGCGCGCATGTGGGGACGAACGTTCACGTACCCAAGCCCGTTCCGGTGAGGCGACCCGGAGATCCGGATCCGGTCGAGGAATCCGCGTTCCCGTCCGCCGCAGAGCAAGCACAGCAGGTGGCCATGATGCTGAAGCGACTGGGCAGCGCAGCCTGACGGCTTCCGCATAGAAGGAGGGTTACATGGCGGCGCGCGGCAGCAATGTGGGATCCGCCTACGTTTCCATCCTTCCGAACATGGACGAGTTCGATCCCGACTTGCGCCGCAAGTGGGACGAACTCAGGGCGAACCTTCGCCTGGAATTGCCGGTCACCGCCAACCTGGACCAGACGGCGACCAAGGCGAAGATCAAGGAGCAGATCCGCGAGCTTCAGCTCGACCGGGATCTCCAGGCGCGGCTCATGGCCACGCTCAACCTGGACCAGGCTAAGGACTTCGCCAAGCTTCGCGGCGACATTCAGAAACTCCAAGCCGACCCCGAGCTGAAGGCCAAGCTCCAGGCATACCTGAGCATGGACGAGGCTCGGGAAGCCGCGAAGATCAAGGCGCAGCTCTACACCCTGGAGCGCGATCAGCAGCTCAGTGACGGCATCAAGCTCGGCGTCAGCCTGGACGAAATGCGGGCGCACGCCGCCGTCACGGAGCTGATCCGCAGCCTCGGTGCGCAGGCGAGTTTCAACCCGGTCGACCTGAAGACCGCGGTGAACGAGGCGCAGGTCTACGCGGACCTGGAGCGCAAGGTCAAGGTGGCCGAGGCGCTTATGAAGCCGGTCGAGCTGCGGACGCAGGTCGACAACAACCTCATCGCCGCCGAGTTGAAGCGCGAAGAGGACCAGCTGGCGGCGGCGTTCGCCAAGCCCATCAAGCTGCGGACCGAGGTCGACAACAACCTCATCCGCAACGAGTTCGAGCGCACCGGCGCGGATGCCGGGTCCATCTTCGCCCGTGAGTTCGAGAACGCGCTGAACAGCGCGGGGAAGTCCGGCGGCGGGTCTGGTGGCGGTGGCGTCTTGGCGGCGCTGCTGCCCGGTGGTAGCCGCGGCTCGGCGGCGGCGCGCTCCGGCCTGTTGGCCGCGGGCACCTTGGCGGTGCCGGGTCTGGCCGCGGGCCTTATGGGCCCGATCGTCGGTGCGATCGAGGCCGCACTGCCGATGATGGCCGGTCTGGGTGCGACGGCGCTGGTGGCGAAGAGCGACATCTCGGAGCTGACGAGCGCCTTTCAGGCCCTGTCGACGCAGACCGACAAGTACAACACGCTCGCGAACACCACGCAGCGGTTCTTTGCGTCCACGGGCGGCTATTCGGCACAGGCGCAGGCGACGAATCTGCTGACGGCGGCGCAGCAGGCGGCGCTGAAGTCGATCGGCGCCACCACGTCGGGCACGAAGCAGCTCACCGCGGCGCAGTCCACTCAGGTCCAGGTCTATCAGGCGGACATCGCGCGCCTCACTGGGTCGACGCACGGGCTGACGGCTGCTCAGCAGACGCAGATCGCGGTGTACCAAGCCCAGATCGACAAGATCCAGCAGACGGCCTCAGCGTCGGGGCAGTTGACCGCGACGGAGCAGGCCCGGATCGGTGTCTACCAGGCGGACATTCAGGCGATCAACAACAGGATCGCCGCGACGGGCAAGGAGACCGCGACACAGGCAGCGGAGATCGCCCGCTACCAGGCGGAGATCCAGGCGATCCAGGGCCGGGTGTCGGCAGGCGGCCACCTGACGGCGACGCAGCAGGCGGAGATCGCGCACTATCAGGCATTGATCACGCAGATCCAGGACGCTGGCGTGAAGACCAGCGGCCTGAGCGCGGTGCAGCAGGCCCAGGTCGCCCACTACCAGGCGCTGATCGGGCAGATCGAGGGCACCTCGTCGGCCACCGGGAAGCTGACGGCGGCGCAGTCGGGCGCCGAGAAGGCACTGGCGGCCAATCTGGCGGTCATTCAGGGATACACCCCTGCTCAGGCCCAGGTCGTGAAGCTGCTGAACGACCAGAACGTGTCCTGGGGAAGCCTGACCCAGACGCAGCAGGACGCAGTGATCCAGCTGCGGGAAACCCCGGACCTCTACAAGTCGCTGACGAACTCTCAGCAGGGCGAGGTCAACGCGCTGCTGGCGGAGAAGGCGCAGCTGGACGCGCTGAGCCCGGCTCAGGCGAACGCGGTCATGGGTCTCCAGGATCTACAGACCAACTACCAGGATCTCCAGCAGGCCGTCGAGCCGCAGGTGTTCGGCCTGCTGGCTACCGCGGAGCGCACCGCCGCAGATGCCCTCCAGCCCCTCCAGCCGCTCGTCATCGCGACCACCGGCGCGCTGAAGACGCTGTTCGACCGCCTCGACGCGGCGATCCAGGGCCCCGGCTACAAGCAGTTCATCGCCGACATGACCGGGCAGGCCCCGAAGTCGATCCTCGGGTTCGGCACGGCGGTCGGCAACATCGCGCTCGGGTTCTACCACATCGGCGACGCCCTCTCGAAGATGGCCAACCCGTTCCTGAACACCCTGGACCACGTCACGCAGTCCTTCCGCGACTGGGCTACCACTCCGCGCGGCCTGAAGGATCTCCAGGACTTCATGGACCGGCTGAGCACCAACCAGGCCGGAACCTTCGAGCTGCTGAAGAATCTGGGAACGTCGGTCGCGTTTATCTTCTCCACGTTCTCCGCGAACCGGATGACGCTGGAGCTGTTGAACACCCTCAGCTCGTGGATTGTCTTCCTGATCCGCAACCCCCTTACGCGACCCATCGCCGAGTTCGGTCTCATGGCCGCAGCCATTGCCGGACTCGCCAAGTCCATCGGCCTGCTCAACGCCGTCAAGGCCGGGTGGACCGCGCTGGTGGCGCTCGGCCGGATCAACGCCGCCACCGCCGCGACGACCATCGGCGCCGAGGCCGCCGCCATCAACGCCGAGGCGACCGCCGTCGGCCGCCTGGACGCCGCTCAGGGCATCGGGACCATCACTGGGGCCGGGGGTGCCGCCTCGGCCGCGGAGGGCGCCGCAGCGAGCGCTGGGGCCAACTCCGGGCTGCTCATCGCGGGCCGCTCCGGCGCGGGCGCGGCGACCCAGGTCGTGGCCACCGACGCCGCGGAGATCTCCGCGCTGGAGGGCGCGACCGCCGCTGAGGCCGTCGGGTTCTCCGGCAAGCTCAAGGGCATCGTCTCCGGCCTGCTCGGCAACGTGCGGGACGCCGGATCCGGCGCCGGGATGGTGCTCGGCCGCGTCGCGTCCGCCGGAGGCGGCCTCGGCGGCGCGCTGGGCCTCGCCGGGGCGATCGTCGGCATCGGCACGGCGATCACGATCGCCGCCAACGACGCCCGGCAGAAGGCCGACGCCGCCGCAGGCGTCATCGAGCACGGCGTCGGCGCGCCGATGACCGCCGCGGCCACCGTCGCCGGGGTCCAGGTGTCGCAGGGTTTCCGGGACCTGGCGAACGGCATCGCACAGGAGTCGAAGAAGGCCGGGACGGACGTCGCGACTTCCGGCGAGGGCGTCCAGACGCGCATCGGGCAGTACCGCCAGGACTTCAGCAGCCAGAACGACGCGCTGAAGGCCACGATGGACCTCGGCAAGACGCAGCTGGGGCAGACGGCGGCACTGTTCGTGGCCTCCTGGGGCGGTGACGTCGCTTCGATGGCCAAGGAGGTGCAGGCGTCCGGCAACACCCTGGACCAGCAGGTGTCGAACTCGCTCACGGAGGTCTTCACCGCCTGGGGCGAGCACATGCCCGGCTACTGGTCTGGTCTTGCGGAGGCCGGGAACGGCGCCTCGAAGGCCGCGTTCGACTCCATGGAGAAGCAGTCCGGTGTGGACTACGGCAATCTCCAGAAGGCGATGCAGCAGTACGAGGACGACCTGAAGAGCGGCCGTCAGGACAAGGCGCAGCAGGACTCCAGGGCCCTCATGGGAGCCATCAACGGCTTCATGACGGACGCCAACAGCGGAAACATCGACACGGCGAACATTCAGATCGGCAAACTCGGTGGCGACATCTCGAAGTTCTTCCAGGATGCCGCCAAGGGAGACTCGATCGACGCGCAGGCGGACATCAAGCAGATGGCCAAGGATGTCTCCGGGCAGTTCCAGGCCAGCACGCAGGACATGGCGCTGGCGTCCAGCCAAGCGCTGACGCAGACCGCGCAGCAGTACGCGCAGACCCTCCAGCAGGAGATCAACCACTACTACCCGAACAGCCCCGCCGGTCAGCACCTGCACAACTCCGGCTTCGCCGCCGGTGGTCTGCTCCAGGGGCCGGGATCCGGGACTTCGGACAGCATGCTGATCCGGGCGTCGACCGGTGAGTTCGTGGTGAACGCCGCGGCCACCAAGGCCCACCTGTCGCTGCTACATGCCATCAACAACTCCAAGGGCTACGCCAACGGCGGCATCGTGGGGATGATCGGCAGCACCGCCGAATCCCAGGGCACCTTGGACATCGCAGGCTTCCTGCTCGGCATGAAGCAGATCACCGATCTGGGCAACCAGGAACTCGCGGCGGCGCAGGCAGCCGCGGCGGCGGCCAGCGTGTCCGGCGTGAGGGTGAACCTGCCCGGCTCGGTGGCCCAGTGGCTGACGGCGGCGCTGGCCTTCGACAACGCCCCCGGGTCCTGGCTGTCGCTGATGGAGCTTCTGGTCCAGCGGGAGTCCGGCGGCAACCCGAACGCGGTGAACCCGACGCCGGTCATGGGTGAGCACGCCACCGGCCTGCTCCAGATGCTGCCGAGCACGTTCCGGTCGAACATGGTCGCCGGGCACACGAACATCCTGAATCCGATCGACAACGCCATCGCGAGTATCAGGTACATCGAAAGGACGTACGGCTCGCCCGGAAACATCCCCGGCCTGGTCAGCGGAAACTACCAGGGATACGACAGCGGAGGCATCTGGCCCTCCGGTACGTTGGGCTACAACACCTCCGGCATGGACGAGGGCGTGCTCACCGGCCCGGCCGTGAAGCGCATCGGCGGCCCGGCGGCCGTGAAGGCGCTCAACTCCGGCGGCGGCACCCGCCCACTGGCCCACGTGACCCTTCAGACCGTGGTCGACGGCAAGGTGTTCGACGAGCGCGTGTACAAGATCATCGAGGACTTCGACAAGCAGCTGATCCAATTCGTCGAGTCCAACGCGGGGGCCGGAGGCTGATGTGACGCTGGCGATCTCGATCACTCCCGACAACACCAACGCGCTGAACAACATCTCGATCACCGGCCTGAGTTCGCCGATCGCCTTCGATACCGTCCTGGTGCAGCGGACGAATCCCGACGGTTCCGTGGTGGCCTGCCGCAACGGCGACAATGTGGCCACCGGTGGTGCCAGCACATTCGCCTTCGCCGACTTCGAGGCGCCGCTGAACGCACCGTGCACGTATACCGTGACCGGCATCGTGCACAACGCCGACGGGTCCGAGACGACCCTGGTCATCACCTCGTCGCCGGTGACCATCGCCTGGACCCAGAACCTGGTGTGGCTGAAGTGCATCGGCCAGCCCGGCCTGTCGATGAACCTGACGCTCCAGAAGCTGGACGACGTCGAGCGCAAGGCCCGGCAGAGTATCAACCCGATCATCGGTTCGGAGTATCCGGTCATCATCACGGACGTCACCGCGTCGCGCACCGGGACCTTCACCTTCCGCACGGACACCCTGGCTCAGCGCGCGAGTTTCCTGGCGTTGGTGAACTACAGCGGGCCGCTGATGTTCCAGGCGGATTCCTCCGCCGTCGGCGACGGCATCGAGGACATGTACTTCCTCTTCGCCGATATCAAGGAACACCGCCCCGGCCTGTCGAAAGATCCGACGCGGAACTGGGAGTGCACGTTCACCGAGATCGCCTCGCCGGTGGGCACCACCTCGCAGATCCCCGGAAACTCCTGGCTGCTGGTGACGAGTTTCGGATCCTGGACCAGCGTGATGAACAACCGCACCACGTGGCTTAACGTGCTCAACTTCCCGTACGGGAGCTGACGCATGACGAATCTGCTCACCGCCAACCAGTCCACGATGGAGACGAGCGGCTCCGCGTGGACGGCCGCCGACTCCAACACCACACTCAACTGGACCACTGCGCGCGCCTACGACGGCACGCACTGCGAGCAGATGGTGGCCTCCGCCGCTGGCACCATCAGCGCGTACTGCACGACCGACATCGCCGTCACGGCGTTCGGTCAGTACACCATCAGCGCGTACTTCTACAACGGGCTGTCCAGTTCCACCGCGTTCTTCGAGCTGGACTGGCGCGACTCCGGCCACAACTACATCGGCTACTCGTCGTCGTACACCTCTGCGACCACGATCGTCGCCAGCACCTGGACCAAGGCTACTTTCACCGCGTCGGCTCCGTCCGGCGCGTCCTTCGTCACCATCATCTGCGGTGCGACGGTTGCCGGTTCGGGCCAGAAGGTCTACTTCGACCTGGTCGACTTCGAAGCCATCAGCAGCACCAATCCCTCCCCGCAGGGCATTGGCACGCTGGAGAACGTCGGAAACGTCTCGATCGTCGTCACTGACGGCAGCGGAAACATCTCGCTGTCGCCGAACGGCATCATCACCGCGGAGACGTTCAGCGGTGTCGCAGTATCCGGTAACACCGCGCTGCCGGTCGGCATCTACTCCAATGAAACGTTCGACCAGACCGGCGGCCTGACGGTCCTCGGCGGTGTCCCGGCGACACCGCCCACTCCGGCACCGACGTACATCCTCTCGTCGTACATGCCGTACGTCTCCTCGACATTCGCGACGGCGATCCGACAGACCTTCACTGCCACCGTGAAGGCGGACGTGTACTATGCGGGCCAATATGTCGCGACGGTTCCGGTGGCGGACGGCCAGATCACCGTCGACCGCACGGCGGACAACGTCCGGCAGGGCACGATCACCATTGCTGATCCGTCGTTCTTCCCGACGTTCGTGAACTCCCCGCTCGCTCCCTTCGGTGCGGAACTGCACATCTCCTACGGCCTGCAATACATCACCGGGAAGATCGAGTGGATCCCGCTCGGCGTGTTCGTCATCGACACCGTCAACGCCGAGGACGCGGTGGACGCCACGACCGGCAGCCTGCTCGGCGACGCGCCGGTGGTGTCGTTCTTCGACCGCTCGAAGATCATCCAATGGGCCCAGTTCCGCACGCCGATCTCTCGCGGCGGCTGGGATGTGAAGGCGCTGCTGAACTCGCTCATTGTGAACGTGTGCCCATCGGCGAAGGTGATCTGGGACCCCTCGATCACCGGATCGAAGCGCGTGCCGGGCGGCACGATCTTCGACACCGACCGCTGGGGTGCCGTGCAGACCTGCGCCGGGTACTTCGGCGCGGAGGGCCGGTTCGGCTGGGACGGCAACTTCTACGTGGTCCCGATCCCCACCCTCCAGGCCAAGGTGATCTCCGGCGCCGTCCCCGCCTGGACCTTCAACGCCGGGTCCAACGGCGTGCTGATCGAGGCCGAGCGCGGCGTCACGCGGGAAGGCGTGGGCAACTATGTCTCGGTGCAGGGGTCCGCGACCGGCAGCGGCGCCACGCCGTACGGCGGCGCGTGGGATGCAGACCCGCGTTCCCCCACCTACTGGGGCGGCGACAGCGCGCCGAACCTGTCGATCTTCGGGGCCAATGTCATCCGGCTGAGCAATTCCCTGCTGACCACGCAGGCGGAAGTCAATTCGTATGCTCAGGCGCAACTCGGGAATTACCTGGGACTCGCTCGGTCATTGAGTTTCACGAGCCTGCCGAACCCGGCTCTGGACGGTGGAGACCTGATCGAAGTAGTCTACAAGGGAGGACAGTCGGAGTTGCATATTCTTGACAGCTACACTCTGTCCTTCTCGGTGGACCAGAGCCGGAGCGCGGGAATCGCCTTCACCGGCCGGACGCGGACCCTCACCTACCAACTCTCGGCAGGCCAGTAATGAGCCGTACCACTTCTATGCGTGCCCGAGTCCAGCTAGCGAAGGCCATCAACAAGCGGGCGCGTCAGACCGTCGGGCGCCACAATCAGGTGACGGCTAATCAGGGCGCCATCAGCTTCTGGCACGGCACATTCGGTGGCTGGGAGAGCACGGACACCAGCCTGATGATCGTGAATCACCCGAGCGGCGAAGTGTTCCACGGCGTCCCTACCTATTCGCACGTGAAGAACGACGCATCCGTCACCTGGACCGTCGGCACCACCATTGTGCGTGTCATGGTCGTCGGATATCGGTGCTGGGTCGATGGCGTTCCTATCGGAAACCCGGTGAACACCCCCAACATCGGCTAGGAGGTTCTAGCGGTCCATGGTGCTCTACAGCCCCATCGCGCAGCTGCCGTATCCGGCGCTGTCCGACAGCCCCAATGCCCAGTCCGCCGGTCAGCAGCTCACCACCGCGCTGGACGGCATTACGCTGCCCAAGTTCTCCTCGGACTCCGCGGTGTCCGCCGCGATCCCCTCGCCGCAGAACGGCCAGTGCATCATGCGCACGGACGTGGGCCTGGGCACTATCATGCGGTATTCGTCCGGCTCGGGCCGGTGGATCGCCGACAATGCGCTGATCGCCGAGCAGACCATCACCGTCACCACCACGTTCTCCTCCATTCCGCAGTACTGGAATCACCTTCAGGTGATCGTCAGCGGAATCAAGACGACCGACGCGGTGGAATACATCTTCGGGTCGCTCACGCTCAATGGCGACAACTCGTCCGGTCACTACAACTACATGTATATGACCTGGACCATCGGATCGTCGCCGCCCAACAACAACGCCGTGTCCAACACGGGTGCCAACTACAACTCCACGGCGTTCGTCTACACCGGTTCCAGTGTGTTCTCCAGCTCCAGCATCGGCAGCTACGCGGACATCCTGATCCCCGGGTACTCCAACACGGGAACCCGCAAGGCCGGACGCTGCACCTCGTACGCCTCGGATGGCGGCACCGCCGGTGAGTCGTGCACCAACTTCTGGTCCTACGGCGTCGCCACATCCATTACGTCGGTCACCATCGGCTTCGGTGGCCATAACGTCACGGGAGCGAAGGTGTCCCTGTATGGCCTCGCCTGAGAAGTATGTCCCGACTCCCGCGATCGAGCTGCCGGAGCCCGAGGCCGCCAACGATCCGGTGACCATCGTCAACTGCGGTCCGGCCGGTGGTGTGGTGCACACCAACCACGGCAGTCACGCCTCGGTGGTGTCGAACTTCGAGCGCCAGAACGAGATGCGCGACCATGTCGAGTTCACCCGCTGGGTCCAGGAGCGCGAGGACCAGAAGCAGCGGGCGATGGCGCTGCACCAGACCGCGGCGCAGAATGCCCAGCAGGCCGCGTCGCTGATCGCCGAGCTGAAGGCGATGGCCGCGCACCCCACCGCCGACCCCATGGCGAAGACCCTGGCCCGCCTGCTCGGCCTGATCTGAGGAGTCGTCATGGCCCGTGACCTGTTCGCTGACATCGCCCAGACCACCGTACTCACCGGCGGTACCGGCGCGCCGACCGCGGGCACGGTGGAGAACTGGACGGTGGCCTCGTCGGCGGCCTTCCCCTCGCCGTCCTCGACCGCGTCTCCGCCCACCCTGTTCCGCGTGGTGGACCCGGCGGCGCCCACCGAGGTCATGGCGGTCACAGACCTGTCGGGCTCGTCCTGGACCGTGACCCGAGGCTACGAGGGCACCACGCCGGTGGCCCACGCATCCGGCTTCACGGTGCAGAACGTCATGACGGCGAACTGGGCCTCGAACATCCCGGCGCGCATGGGATGGTTCAACGCCAAGGCGGACTTCGGGGCCCGGGGCGACGGCCTGACGAACGACACGACGGCCATCCAGAACGCCCTGACGGCGGCGGGCACCACGGCTACGGGCAACAACTCGGTGACCGTTTTCCTGCCGCCGGGCACCTACATGGTCAACCCGCTCACCCTTCCCCATGGCGTGATCTTGCAGGGTTCCGGCAAGCGCGCTACGACCCTCATGCTGATCGCCAGTCAGGCGTCGACCGGGCACATTCTGTCCAACATCACCACGGCCCGCATGGTGGAGATCCGCGATCTGCGGATCAACGGCAACTGCGCCAATCAGACGGTGGCCGTGGACGGCATCTACATCAACGGCGGTGGAACCGGAACCGAGTACAACGACATGCGCGCCCGGGTGAGCAACGTGCACGTCGAAGAGGTTTCCGGGGACTGCTTCTACTTCACCGGCCTGGGTGTCTGTCAGATTTCCGACTGCGTGGCCTGGAACAGTCAGGGGAACGGCTTCAATCTGGGCGTCGACAGCGAGCTGACGAACTGCGATGCGGGGTCGTGCGCCAAGGACGGCTTCTACATCCAGGGCAATACGCTCGTCAGCAACTGCAAGTCCTGGTTCTCCGGCTACTACAACGGCTCGGTCGTCTCGGCCAATGTGACGGCTGGCTATGGGAACGGATTCCATTTCGCCGCCGCGTCCGACGGCAATGTGTGCTCCAGCCTCTATGCTCAGGACAACGCGCGTGCCGGATTCTATTTCGACAGCGCCGACCGCATTGCTGTGGCGGGATGGGTCGCGGACTCGAACAACAACATTGCCAGCGGAACTCACCACAACGTGGAGTTCAACAACTCCTACAACTGCACGGTGGTGGGCGGTCACAACTTCGACCGCAATCCGCCGAACGCCGCGCGGCCGGTTTCCGGTTGCTACATGTACGGCGGTTCCAGCAACTGCGTGGTGGAGTACAGCACGCAGGGCCTTCTCGCGAAGACTGGAACCGGAACTGCCACGTTCCAGAATGTCTACCGCGTGGACCAGGCTGCGGGCGGCTCGGTCAACCAGACATTCGCCGCCAGTTTCACGCCGGACAATACCCAGGGTTCCACGATCGACATCGGCACGATGACGGCCAACATGACGATCCACAATCCGGTACTCACCGCCAACACCGGCGCCGACCTGGTCCTGATCTTCACTCAGGACGGAACCGGCGGCCGGACATTGACCTGGTCCGGCAACTTCAAGGTGAACACGACCACCGGCACCAACTGGCAGCCGACCTCGACGGCCAATGCGCGTTCGGTCATCATGCTGACCTTTAACTCGAATACGGGTAACTGGGAAATGGTGAACAAGCTCGGCGGCACGAACGGCTGACCGCCACGGCCCGAGGAAGTGGTCCATGCGTCGTGTCACCAGCGCCCTCGTCCGGCTCTACCGGAGGCGCATCGGCAGGCGGGGCGCTTTCCTGCTTACGCTCTGCGTCCTCCAGGCCCTCATAGGCTGGTCCATTGCCAGGGCGCCCCGCGGGACCTTCCATCTCCTGCACGTCCTCCAGCACATCCCCGAAGGAGTACTTGTTGCTGGTTGGCAGTGTGGCGCTATGGGCTCTCTTGTGGGAGCCTTCAGTCGATACGGTCGCATGGAGCGGTTGGGCTTCATCCTGTCCTATCTTGTCCCCTTTCTGTGGGGATTCATCTACCTCATCTCTTGGTTCTATTACCACGACCTTTCCGCTGAAATGGGCATCAGGTCGGCAGCCGTGTACTGGTGCTATTCCTCGCTGGTCATCCTCGTGTCGGGCTGGCCGGATACTCTGGAGCCAATGGAGGGGTGACGCGTGATCGATGCAAGCGTGGTCGGTGCAGCTGCGTCTGCGCTTGGATCTCTCGTCGCAGTCGGTGGCTCTGTATTTACGGTGCGTCAGGCCAAGAGTGCCAAGAAAAGCCAGCAAGCCACGAAGGTCGCGCAGGACGAAGTCGAGCAGCGCCGTCTGGACCAGCTGGCCTTCAAGGCATTCACCGAACGCTACGACCAGGAGCGAAAGACCCTCGAAGACCACATCGAAAGGCAGCGCAAAGAAGTTCTCAGGCAGAGGGACTTGCTCCGGCATTGCTTCGACTACATCATCATGCTGAAGGTCACCATGCGGGACAATGGCGTCGAGGTCCCGAATACACCCGTCGAACTGACGCGCGGAATGATCTGGGGAGACTTCAACCTCGACCCGGACTGACGAAAGGGGAAACTCCATGGCTGGCTGTTACGGCCAGGACTGGGCCAGCTTTCAGGGGCCCGCACCGAGCGCATCCGGGCTCGCCTTCGCCTTCGTGAAGGTGACCGAGGGGCTCAACTACATCAACCCGGACTGGATTCCCCAGTACGCCGACGGCATCGCGCATGGGCTGCTGATGGGAAAATACCACTTCCCGCACATGGCGAACTCCCCGATCACCGAGGCCGACTACTTCCTCGCCCATGCGGACATCCTCCCGGGCGACATGGTCGTGCTGGATTGGGAGGAGTACCCGGAGGTCACGCCCGCGGCGCAGATGGCCGCATACAAGGACCAGTGGCTGCGCTACGTCAAGAAGGCGCTGCCGAACCACCGCGTCGGCCTGTACTGCAACGTGGACTTCTGGACCAGGGTCGACACCAGCTCGTACTACGGAGACTTCCTGTGGATCGCCACCGCCGGGCGGCCGATGGGAGACCCGGGCATCCAGGCGAAGTGGCTGTTCCACCAGTACAGTGCGTCCGGCGTCGACCGGGACTGGTGCCCTCTGGACGTCGCGCAGCTGCGGGCCTTCGTGCTCGGCGGCGCCATCACGTCGACGCCCACGCCGCCGGTCGCCGTGCCGCCCGTCACCACGCCCCCCGCTGCTACGCCCCCGGAGACTGAGATGACCGTGATCTCGTTCACTGTGCCGCCGATCGTGGCCGGATCCCTGAAGGCCCATCAGGTCGGCATCGAGCTGCCGAAGGGGCAGTGCCGCACGGTGGCCTTCGGTTCCGACGGCACCTACCTGGACGGCCCGACCGCCGTGCCGCCGAAGCTCCGCGTCGCGGTCCTCGACGGCCAGGGCTGGGACGTCATCGCGAACGGCTCCCTCGACGTGCCGTTCGACAAGCAGACGGTGGTGAACTTCCGCGACCCGGCGACCACGGTCCAGGTAGTAGTGGTCCGGTTGGACACCGGCGACTTCCCGGTGTTCGGGCAGTGCTCCTGAGCTACAGGCCCTGAGCTACAGGATCGTCAGCCGCGATTCGATGCCGTCCTTGTCGCGGATGACCAGCTCACCCTCCTCATTGAAGATGCGCTCGATGAACGCGTATACGGTGAGCGCTCGGTTGACGTTGTCCGTCTTACTGTAGCCGTTCAGTCGCATCAGGTCGTCGAGTGCCTTGCTTGCTCGGGGGATGAGGTTGACGGTGATGCGCTCCAGTTCGGCCATGTGACCCTCCATCAGAGAAGTGATGCGGCAAATATGCATCACTTCATCTCACCCAGTCAACTCGATCAACGCACCAACGAACGGAGTCCCGTCGTGAAGCTGCCCCCGATCCCCCCGGCCGCCGCGCAGCACCTCTTCCGGCTGCTGCGCGCCGCGGCGTACGTGCTGGCGACCAGCACAGTGGTGAGCACGTGGCTGAACGGCGGCTCGGTGCCGGGCCGGACGCTGATCGCCGCCGTGGTGCAGTTCCACCCGGCCGTCGCGGCGCGGGTGCCCGGCGCCGGGCAGCCGGGCGCCGGGACGGGCCCGGACGATGCGCGCCTGACCGCCTACGTGAGGCTGCCGACCGGCGTCGTCACCATCCA